TGCTATATTTGTTGCAGTTGCACAATCAGTTCCAGCTTCAACTAAGTTAAAAGTAAGCCATCTAATATTTCTTTTAGAGGCTACAAATTGGTCAATAGGTATAATTCTTGTTGTGTCTGTTCCTGTATCAATTTCAGAGCTAATAGCTAACTCTGCTACTCCTGCAACACTAGAACTTGAAGCAACTTCATCGCCTGTATTAGTTCCACTTTGCCCTGTAAGATAAGTTTGATTTATTGCTGTTCCTTGCCATGTTCCAGTTCCTATTGTTCCAACTGTTACTAAATTAGCACAAGTCGTTATACCCGCCTGTGTTGCTTGTGTTGTAGCTGTGTCTGGTGCTAATCCTGTTATTGTTGTTACTGTTCCTGCATTACCTGTCACAGAGCCTGCAATAGCGTTTGTCACTTCTAAATCAACTAACCAGCCCTTTCGCCATTTTATCCCAGTGCTTCCTAAGTCATATGTATTATTTGTATCTGAAATAAGTGATTCATTAATAGCTACGCCAACTAAATTGTCTAACGCTTCTGTAGCACCCGAAGTAGAAACACCTCCCCCACCACTACCTGCTGGATTTGAAATATTAATTGTTGGTATTAAACTATCAATAAACTTACCTTCTTTATCAACTAATTTTACTGCTATTGCATTTTCTTTCTTTTGATAATTCTTTGCTATTAATATTATTCTTTTTGCTATTGAATCTGGTATAGAGGTAACTACTTCTTCTATCTTTGTAAAAAGTGGTTCAAAATTAAATGGTTTATACCAAGTAGGTTTTTTAATTCCTATATTTTTATCTATATCTACTTTAATTCTTTTTTTAGGAATTGGGAAGTTAGTAACCTCAATTTTTTTTGGATAATCCTTTTGTTCTGGAAAATTTGATATTTCTATTTTTGTTTTTTGTTCTGGGAAGTTACTAACTTCTATACTCCTAGGAAATTCTTTTTGTTTTGGAAAATTATTTATTTTTATTTCTTTTGGATATTCTTGTTTTGAAATAATTTCAATAAGGTCACTAAGTAATTTCTCTAGAATATCAACTGGAATTTCTTTATCTCTTATTTCTTCTAATAATATTTCTAAATCAACAAAATTACTTGTATAATCTTTAAAATCAATTTTATCTAAAATATTATTCAAATCTTTTTTAATCAATTCAAAATCTTCTTTATTACTATTATTTTTTAATATTTTTACTATATCTTTTAATAGTCTAAGAGTTTTTGTTTCTTTTATTTTTGGTTCATCACCAATCTCTTTATTTATTTTTTTGATTAAGTCTAATTTATTTGACATCTTGTTGAGTATTAAATTCTTTTACAATTTCCTTTCTTAATTCTTTTAATTTCTCTTTTTCTTTTTTAACTTGCTTTTCTTCCTTTTTTGTTTTTCCTTCTATTTTATTTATATCTTTCATTTTATCTTCTAGTTCTTTTATTTTTAATTTATATTCTTTTTCTGTTTTATCTACTTCAACTATAATAACTTCTTTGAGGTTTGGTTTTTTAATATCTTTTTTTGGTTTAATATCTTTTTTAATTGGTTTAAATACAGGAACCAAAATACATCTGCAATTCGGATGTAAAGGAGGATGTTCTGTACTATCATAATCTAAATTTAAACTACCACCATCATTTCCAGAAGCAGTATCACCTTTATTAAAATAACTCTTACCTAATCCAATTGATTTACCATTTAAAGGTTGACAAAATTGACAGGCTCCAGGATTAGCAAACCATTCTTTAGATTCTACTACTTCACTATCTATAAATGCTTTCTCGGATGCTGAATTATTATATCTTTGTGTTTCTGTTTCAGCTATTCTTTTTGCTCTATATTCCTCAGCTTTAGTAAACATCGTTCCTAATCCTTTTTGTAAATCTAACATTGAACCACCTTCTCCAATTATATCGGTGACTAAAGTTTTTATAGATTCATTAGTTGTTAATGTAGCAGCTTTTGCAAATTTCCTAGTGTCAGCTTTTAATAATTTTCTTGTTTCAGTATCAATTTCCATTTGCATTTCAACTTCTAAAAGTTTGAATGTTTCATCTCCTGCATCTTTAAATAATTCTTCAAATATTGGGAATTCAATTTTAAGAGTTCTAGCAATTTCAGTATTTGTATTTAATTTTATATCTTTATAAATATTAGTAGGAGTAGCTTTTATTGATTTAAGTTTATTTAATTTACTCATTACAATTTTTCTTTGTTCTCTAAATATTATTTCTTGTCCATCTTTAACTCTTTTTAAATATTTATTAAACATCACTTCTTTCTTTTCCCATACTTTCATTTTTTCACCATCTTCTAATATCCGAACAGATGTTTCCCCTTCTTCTAATTTTTTCTTTATTCCACTTTTTACCTTTTCAATCATTTCTATTTTAGTTTCTTTTATTTGTTTCTCTATTTCAAAATATTTTTTATTTCTAGCTTTCATTGCTACTATTTCATATTTGAATTTTTTAGCAGTTTCATCCACTGATAAAGTAGTTCCTAAAGCAATCATATTCATTGGTTGATAAATAACATCACCACCATCTACTGGTGCTAATCCTTCAGTATCTCTAACTTCATTGATTGTCATCCAACCAGACTTTAAAGCACTTTCGTGTTTCTTTATTTTTAATTCTTCATCTTCTGGTACTGGACTTGTGAAACTAAAAAACATATTTTCAGTTCCAGAAAACATGGGTAATAAAAATTCATTCAACTGTGCTACCAATCGAGTCATCTTTGGTTTAATTGTAAATCTTGAAAAAATATAATAAGCTGCTTTTGCCGCTGCATAATTTACCCCATCTGTTTGTGCTAATATAGCTTTAGGAACTCTAAATATTCCTAATATTTTATCTCTTGAAAATTTTTGTTGTTCTAAGAAATCCATATCCTTCTGTGTAGAGGATATTTTTTCAAATTCCATATCACCAAATAATACCATTGTCTTATGAGAATTTTTTAGTGATGCGTAATTCTTTCTTAAACTTTTTTTCAACTCACCTCGTTGCTGTTCATTCATTTGAGTAACCCCAACTTTAAGTACTGAGTCAGGATGTGCTGAATTTTTATAAAAGTTTTTATTCCATTCTTCCGAATAATTATCAATATCAACTGAAACTCTTGCCATTTCTAATGTTCCTATTCCTCTAAATGGTTTTGCTGGATTCGGTATCTTTAAATAGATGACTTCATCTAATCCAAGTTTTATTGATTTACCATTTCCTATATCGTATTTATAACCTTCAATTAATTTAGTTGAATCTGTAATTAATGAAAATTTATCTGGTCTTAAAAAATATATTCCTACTATCTTTCCATTTTCTCTATCTAAAAACCAAGGACTCTCACCACATAATTCTAAATATGATTGAGTAACCCAAAAATGGTCAAACTTTGTTGTAAAATTATTTATATTATATAATAAATCTAACATTGGATGTTCTGTAACTTCATCAATATCTCCGTTAGTATATTTATATAATTTAATATCTATTGTTCCTATTTCATCGGCGATAGCACTTACACAAGCACCAACCCATCCTTTCATTTCTTCTAAATACAATCTACTCTTTGGTTGTGATTCTCCTCCTGAATCAACACCATACGCTTCAAATCCTGTAGCTACTTGTGGTTCAGGTTTATCTTCTTTAAATAGTTGTACGAATTTTTTAAAAATTGACATAAAAAAAGCCCTTATCTTGTTAGATTATTTTAATCCTCGTAAGATAGGGCTTAATGTTTTATGTACTTTCCTTGAAAAGTATACACTATACCATATTGTATTATATTTAATTCTATATACTATAATTATATATTATTTATTAAAAAAAGTCAATAGGGTAAATAATCACTAATATTAAATAAATATTATTTTTTTAAATATGTTTCAATATTTTTTTTATTAAATTTTTCAATTTCACTAAAATTATATAATTTTCCACACTTTGGACACTTGATTTGTCCATCCAATAAAAAGGGTTTTTCTGTCTTAAAAAGTATAGTACCATTAGATGTACAATCTTCACTAGGACAATGCCAAATGTAACTCATGTTTGTAAATATTATTTATTATTTATTTCTTCGATAAGTTGTTGATACTGTTTTATACTATATTTAATATCCCATTTTTCAATGAGTTCTTTTCTTCTTTTATTAACTTCTTTAATTCTTTCATCACAATTAATAAACCTTTTTAGTTCTTCTACATTATGTGCTACTGGCATATCTATAGCCCAAGAGGTAAGAGTTTTATTATTACTTTTAAATTTCCATTTACCATTATTTCCTCTTGGATTAATAACAAAATCTGATTTTAATATATTTTCATTAACTGATTTTTCTTTCCATTTTAAATTTTTAACTTCAATTTTATCTTGATATAATCTAGAAACATTAAATTGACCATTCGATATAACTAGTAAATCTAAATTATTTTTCTTTAATTGATTAATCACTGGTTTTATCATATCATAATTATCACTATATCCATACCAACTAACTCTTTTTGCATCACCTTCGTGTATTTTTCTTTCTTTAAATAATTCTAAATCAACTCTATCTGGAATACACAATACTGGTTTATCTGTAAATTGTCTTAATGTTATTGCTAATGCTTCTGTTGATGTAGTAATAGCATCACATAATTCAATCATTTCTTTAGTTCTATATGCCCAATGTAACCAATCTGGGTCACAAATATCTAATATTTTTATTCCTTTAAATACTTTAGCATGTTCAATAAAATATGCTTTTTGATATATAACTACATCATATTTTTCACCTTGTTTAAATAATTTAGCTTCTTTCCAGTTTTTAACTAACCAATGGCCTCTTATTCTTGAAGAACCTAAATCTTTTCTCCCATGAAACATTTCAAAGGTACAAATTCCTATTTTCATAATTTTTTTGATAATAAATAAATTATAATTAATGTTACAATCTCTATTCCAATTATTTTAATAAATAATATTCCAATCTTATCTGTGTTTATTTGCATAATCTTCAATTACATGTTCCATAAAGTTTCTCCAATCTTTTCTATATCTATCTCCATCAAATTCTTTCAATGCTGTTTTCTTTCCTTCTTGTCCTATTGCAACTGCTTTTTTATAATCATATAATAATCCTTCAACCATATCAGCAACTACTCTTGGATTACGAGGTATTATAAATCCATTTTTTCCATTCTCTATAAATCTATCAGCATCTTGCCAAGGAGTAGTTAATACACAACAACCAGAAAACATTGCTTCAGTTCTTCCTCTACTCATTGGAGCTTCTTTCATTGGATGAATATAAATTAAACTTCTACCAATAAATTCTCTATATTCTTCAAAACTAGAAAATCTTACATCTACGGTTATCTGACAAAAATGAATATCTCTTTCTTCTAATTCTTCTCTTATAGCTGTTAAAAAACTTCTATCATAATACTTATCTAAACCAGCTGGGCTTAATGTTGTTATTACTCTTGGTTCTTTTGGTAAATCAAACCATTCTTCTTTATCTTGTCCGTGAATAATTGGTTTTCCGTGTCCCCATTGTTCAGCAGCTCTATATGAATTAGTAACCATATAATTATTACCAATTACTTTTTTACATGTATTAATTAAATCTCCACTCATTCCAATTTGTTCTTTTGTATATCCTAATGCTTTATAATTCTCTTCTTTTATATTACATTGAAATTGTTCAGGATAATATGGAGTTCCATGATTAATTACTATTTTAGGAATATCAGTTATTACTTCATTTAGTTCTTTATATAAACTACCTTTACCTCTTTCCCATAAATTTTCTTCAAAACATTGTTGGTCAACATGTAATAATGCTAAATCATATTTTCCTTTTTCATAATGAGGAACAGTTTTTAATCCAAACTTTTTAACCATATCACCTCTTGGAACATTGCTAGTTTGTCTTCTATGTTGTGCTACCCAAGTCCATTCTGTATTAGGAATCTTATATAGCTCATATTGATGTGCCAAATGGTCAATGCCAGGGGTAATTGAGAATTCGGATTTTTCGTCCGCTCTCACACCCCTGGCTAGTTTTATTTTTCATAAATTAATGAAATTATTTTATTAAAGTATTTTGTCCACTTATTTCTATTTGTATTAACAGAAACATTACACCTGTGACACAATGTAATTAAATTTTTCTTACTACAATTTTGTTTATCATAATCAATATGATGAACAGTTAACCATTCTTTTGAAGATACTGGTTTTATTTTCCTCGGTTCTATTATTCTAACTCCACATTTTTTACAAATATAACTATTAAGTATAGCTCATCAAAAAGAAAAAGTCAATAATATAAATTTAATCTAATATTAAACATTCAGTATTTTAATTTTTTTCATATAATTATTTTTTATTTATAAATATCCCAACTTCATTGGTATCAAATAATTCAGCTTCTAATTCCCCTCCATTTCTATTTATTATTCTTTCTACTTCTTCCTTTAATAATTCTGGATAAGTGTTTACACTTAATATATATACCTTTTTCATATTTTTTTATTAATGATTATTACCTTCGTACATTTTATATAATTTATGTTTCATATTAATTATATTCTTTTTTCTATCCTTTCCTTTACTTGCTTTAGTTAATTCAATACAATTTGCATCTTTAATATATACAAAATTTCCACGTTGGTTAATCCATCTAGTTCTAATCTCTTGACTCATACCACCATAAGCATTTATTCTTTCACAAAACATTCCAAAAGTAAAGAAATCTTTTCTTAATACGAAACTAAAATTTTCTACAAATGATTTTTTATCACCTCCTTTATTTCCAAATAACCAATTTTTTTGTTCATTGTTTTTATTTATTTCTACTGTATAAACAAATACTGCTATTGCATCATCATCCATCATTAATCTACTATCTAAGAATAATAAATATTCACCAATTGATTCTATTGCTCCTATATTTCTAGCCATTGCTAAACCATAATCATTATTATATGTTATATCACTTTTAATAGTTAAGTGTGAATATTTTTCTTTTATTTTTTTATATTCTAATACCCAATTATTAACCATACTTATACTTTCATCAAATATAATAATTACTTCAAATGATTTGTATGTTTGATTTTTTAAACTATCTAATGTAGTATATAATTGCTCTATTCTTTCAAATGTTGTTGGAATAATAATTGATACTAATTTTTCATCATATTTAATACTACTATATAATTTACTATATTCATATGCCATTTTTTCTTCTGACATATTCTTTACTGTTTCCCAAGCATTCTTTCTAAGTGTTTTTCTTAATTCTTCATCTTTCATTAACTCACTTATATTATCTTTCAGTAATTCATAATCTTCAAATGGTGTCAGTAAACAATTTACTCTATCTTTTCCTATATCATTAGCTACCCCATTCGGTGTTGTTACTACTGGAACTCCGCAAGCCATTGCTTCTAAATATGGCATTGTTCCCTCTTCATAACCATCTTTTGAATTACCAACATATATTGTCATACTTTTATATGCTTCTCTTCTATCTTCATCTTTACAATCATAAAAATTAAAATCAAATACATCTTTATATCCAGCATCTAATATTTCATTCCAATATGTTGGCTTATCTTGTTTACCCATGAACTGTAATTTATATCCTAATTCTTTACAAGCTTTTGCAACTTCTTTTAATCCTTTCCAAGGTACAATTCTTCCAACATATCCAACCTTCTTTTCTTTTGGTTCTATTCCTTCATAATAAAATTCATCTAAATCTATTCCATGATTAATAACTGTAATCATTTTTTCAGGTTGACCACATTTTTCTACTAAATATTTTTTACAATTTTCAGTATGTGTTACTAAACTATCAATACCATTCGCAAACCAATCATAACTTCTTAATGCTTTTGTTCTTTGATTATGATGTGTAAGTATTAACTTTCTACTTTTTAATTCTGGTAATGCTTCTAACAATTGTGAACAAGTTCTATAAAATTCAAAATGAATAATATCTGGGTCAAACTCATCTACTATTTTTTTAAATTCATCTTGTATATCTTTTTGTCCTGCATCTCTTGGATGTACATATTGTATTTTCCAATTAATATGAGGATTAAATTTTACTTTTGCTTTTGCTAATCTTCCTATTGCCCACGTTTTTATGTCAGGAACTATTAATACTTTCATATTTTTATTTATTACAAGTTACTTTTAATTTATATACATGTTCTTTAAATTCTATATTTTTAAATCCAGCTAATAATAATTCTTTCTTTAATTTCTCAAATGTGAATATAGCTAAATGTGAATCATATTTATGTTTTTGTGCTCCTGTAAAACTATAAAAAAATCTTTTAGTATTTACTATTGCTCTTCCTTTACATATCGGACAATTATTATATGCATGAAATCCATGTCCAGTATCTTTATAATTAACACAATCACAAACTAATCCTTTTTCATAATATTCTATCATCTTACCACAATCAGGAACTTGAATATGAAGTACTCCATCTTTTTTTAATATTCGTCTTAACTCAACTAATGTATTATGAGTTTTATTAAAGCTAATATGTTCTAATACTTCAATCATTTGTATTCTGTCAATTGAATTACTTGGTATTATTTGAAAATCTTTATTGCCTTTTAACCATTTTAATTTATTCTCATTTCTTACAAGAAACATAAATGGGATTATATTAAAATCACATAATGCATCTACATTTTCTAATTCTAATCCATCAACATTAATCCAATCATCCCCAATATTTTTACTATTACTTCCTAGATTTAGTTTAATCATATTGTTTTTTTATTTGGAGTTAAATTAAAGTATATTAAATTACCTTTTTGTTCTATTTTATTTTCAATCCAAGGTAATACACCATAGTCTGCGTATCTAGGATGATAAGGTCTATTCTCCATAGCTAAATTTTCACCGCATATATAACTAAAGCTCTCTATAATGAAATGTCTTTTATGTGTTATATCCATAAAATCTTCCTTACTTCCAGCTACTGGAACCATACCAATTAATTGTCCATTATCTTTTAAAACATTATGCATTTCATTTAATGCAAATATTAATCCATCTCCTAAATGTTCTAAAACATTATCAACTAATATTTCATCTACTGAATCACCTTCAAATGGTAATGGTTGTTTTTCTACATCTAATACATGGTCAACTAATTTTCTTCCTCTACCATCTATATATTGAACTATATCAATATTAGTATAACCACTTTTTGTTTGTCTTCCTGAACCAATATTTAATTTCATATCTTTATTTTATATAATCTTTGTCCATTTAATTTAACTTTGTCATTTTGTGGAGTTGATACATCATAACATTCTACCATTTCACAGATATGATAAACCCAACTTCCGTTATGTGCATTGTGTGTTTTATCTCTATGACCATATTTTCCTTTTCCTATTCCTTCCCATAACCACAATTCTTTTTTTGTAACTCTTAACAACTCATTTAATGCTTGTCTTATATTGTCTGGATGTACATGTTGTAATACTTGATAGGTATATACTAAGTCAAATGAATTATCATCAAAAGGTAAATCAATTATATCACCATAACTTATATTTACTTTTTCATATTTTTTTGTTATATAATTAATCAATTCTGCATTTATATCTACACTCCAACATTCACTATATAATTCTTCTGATAATTTTCCAATTAAATGTCCTGTACCTGAACCTACTTCTAATATTTTATTAAAATCTTCTTTTCTTTTTTCTACTTCTTTATATACTATATTTGGTTGTTCAGTATATGTTAAATCGTTCTTATGTTTACCTACTTGGTCAATCCATTTTTGTGCATTATTGGGATTACCCCACCAGTCTTCGGGTTTATTCATATTTATTTAAACCATTCCCAACAATTAAATCCTTGTTGTTCTGGTGTTATATTTTTAATTTTATTTTGTATTATTTTAGGATGATAATTTAAATCCGCATTATATTGTACTCTATTTATATTACCTTTAACTTGTTTTTTATAATCATTCCATGAACCATCTACTTCATTAAAAATTCTTTCTTCTATTATA